CCACCGCCGAGGCATCGCCCACCGCTACCTCCCGCCCGCAGGCTGGGCCGGTAGAACTGTCGCGGGCGATGCCCCGGGGGCGGGGCAGCGGCCGTCAGGACAAGCCTCGGCCGCCTTGGGGGCCTTGCAGGGGCATGTGGCCGGGCACGGGCAGGCCACGCGGTGGCCGTCTGGCATGACGAGATAGCCCCGCCCGCCGCACTCGCCGCAGCACTTGCCGGGCGTCGGGGCTGGCGGCTTGGGGCCGGGCGTGGGGGCCGGGGCGTCGATCGCCAGGCTAGCCCGGGCCGCGGCCACTGCCGCGGCGGCCTTGGGTCGCTCGAGGTCCACGGCGGCCGGGTCGGCCGACAGCCAGACGAGCCACGACATGAGCCAGCGCCACAACATGTCACCACCCCCGTCGGTGTTCGACCATGCGGAACCCGTCCTCGCCCACGCGGGCCTCGGCGTGCCGCGTCTCGACCTCGGCCGGCGGCGGGTCGGCCACGATGGCGATCCACAAGAGCCGCTTGGCGGCCCCGGCGATCCACGTCACGACCGGCCGGTCCTTGTGGGGAGACCACGACGCGGCCGAGCTGGCCGACCAGTAGCCCAACACAAACCCGATCACGATTACGGCGGTCGTCTTGCGGTCAAACGTCATGGTGTGAGATGGGAAAGGGTTTCGATGGGTCCGGGGGCGAGCCAGTTCCCGTGGTGCAAGTCGCGCCACTTAAAACCGGTCTTTACGTCGCCAATGGCATACGAGTCGTTCTGTCTCAGAATCCTCTCAACAACCTCGCGCGTGGCCCAGAAGCTGCCGTCGGGCTGGTCGGCCGGGTACTTGCCGGCGTAGGAGATCCAGCGGGTGCCCCAGCTGTTCAGGACCAGGGCGGCGTCCATCGGCTTGACGCCCGGCGGCGACTTGTCGGCAAAGCGCACCGCTACGATGCACATCTGGTGCATCCACTGGCCCTGGGCCTGCAGCGCGCCGACCTCATCGGTCCGGCTGGCGAATCCAACGTTTGACGCGATGGTCACCGGAAAGCCGGAGGTGATCGCGGCCACCAGCTCGTCCCACGTCTTGACGGCCACCACATGCCGCGCGGGGTGTTTCTTGGCGATCGTGTCCAGCCGGCCCTTATCGCCCTGGCCGCCCGCGCCATAGTTGCCCCACGCTTTGGCCCGGTCGGCGGAGTAGGTCGTTAGGTCGTACCCCAAGTCCGGGAAGGGCTGCCGATAGACGACGCCCCAGTCCCGCAGCCAGCGGGCCGCGGCCCCGCCGTAGCTCCCATCGCTCCACCCGCCCGACCCTTCGGGCTTGTTGCGGGCCTCCACCCGGCTGCCGCCGTAGATCGCCTCGGTCGATGGGACCATGGGCGGCTCGGCCATCTGACCGAGATCCCACGAGATCGCTTCCGAACACCAGACCGCGTGCATGGCACCCCACGCCACGCAGTCGCCGATCCCCTGCTTCTCGCAGACCCACGGTTTCCCGTAGCGGGCCTGGTGGGCCTTGGCCATGGCCCGGTACAGAAACGTGTCGACGTGCTGGGCCTTCTCCATGGCTTCGGGTGCGGCCTGGCTGAAATACCGCCGCTCGCCCAGCTCGTCGAGGAACTCGGCCACGCCCTCGGGGTTGGGCTGCCAGCCAAACGATTCGGTGACCGTACCGACGGCCGAGCGGCGCGTGGCGTCCAGATAGACGAACACGCCCACGACGATCAGGAACAGCGTGACGAACAGCCGGATGGCGTTGGATTCAGCGCGTGACAACGGTGGCCGCCTCCGAGATCTCGCGGAGGGCCTTGACCCACGCCGCCCGGGCCGCCTCGTCAATCGGGCCACCGGACGTGCCCACGGCCGCCTCGAGGTGCTTGGCGATCGCGTCCCGGGCTGCGGGCTGCCGCTGGCCGATCGAGACGCCTCGGCACCGCAGCTCGCGGGCCGCCTGCCGCAGCTCGTCCACAGCCACGCCCGTCCGCCACCGGGGCTGCTCTTGCGTGCCGTCCCAGGCGATCTCGTCGGCCAACTCGCCGGTCAGGGCCGCCACCACGGCGGCGTCCTCGGCCCCGGTCGGGCCAGTGAACAGGCCCCGCAGCTCGAGCTGGCCTGGGGCCGGCTCGGGGCCGGGGGCCGGCGTCACCGGGCTGCCCAGGTTAAACGCCACGACGGCCCCGATCAGCAGTCCCGCCGCCGCCACCTGCCGCCAAGACAACTCCGGCACCGGCAGCAGGGTGGCCCAGTCGGTGACCTTCTGCCAAAGGTCTTTCCCGCCCAGGACCAAGGCGGCGGCAATGATCAGCGCGGCAGTCAGCATCAGGAAGCCCTCACCATTGGCAGGATCTGCTCCACGGCCCCGCTGGCCAGGGCCAGCACCAGCGAACGCACGGCCGGCCGGGCCAGCACCCAGAACGGCCAAGCCAGCGTCGGGATCGCCTTGTCGGCCACGGCGTCGAACAGGGCCGCGGCGGCCTCCATTACGACGGCCTTTTTCTGCTCGCCCGGCACGTTCAGCACGTCGACCGTCTGAACGGACAGCCGGAGCAGGCCCACCAGCAGTTCGCCACACTCGGCCCACGTCAGGCCGTCGGCCGCCGCCAGCTTGGCGGTCAGGACGTAGGCCCGGGCGGCGTTCACCACGTCGGTAAATCGGCTCGCGGCGGACAATGGCGCGTCGGCGATCATGCTTTCACTCCCACGATGTAGACCTCGACGCTGACGGCAGACGCCCCGGCGTTGGTCAGGGTCAGCGATGTCTCGGACCAGCCGGCCGCGGTGCTGCTCGCCAGCACCACACCGCCAGCATTCAGCGTGGCGGTGACCGACGTCCCAAGGGCCACGGCCAGGCCGATGGTCGTCGACCGGTTGCGGACCAGCAGCAGCTTTTGCCGGTCCATGTCGAGCGTGCCGGCCGTGCCGAACACGTTCATCGGCAGGGCCGTCAGGTTGATGGTCGTGGTGCTGGCGGCCGACACGCTGACCAGATCCCGCCAGTAGGCGTTGGCCTGGCCGGTGCCGGTGCCGTTTTCAAACGCAAACGACGCCAGGGCCGTGGTGGCGTCGGTGACCGTCGAAGCGTCGAGCGGCTCGACCCAGACGGGCGAGATCCGCAGCGACCCGACCATGGAAAACGTGGACGCCATGCGTTACGACCCCGTGGGGCCGGTTACGGTCGGCCCGGTGACGCTGGTCCCCATCAGGTAGAGCGAGTAGTTGACGCCCGTGGGGTTGGGGTTGGAGATCGAGACGTTGGAGTTGTCCGCCGTCACCTGCCAGCCGTTCAGGTAGTTGACGGCGTGCCACTCGCTTCCCGGCCCCACCTCGGCGGCGTAGATCGACGTCGGCGAGCCCGGGTTCACGCCCACAAACAACTTGCGCCCCGGCACCGTCGACTCGTTGACGACCCGGATCGCCCGCAGCTGCCGGAACGTGAACGCGACCTCCACGCCCAGCGTGGGCTGGTCGAGGTTCAACAGGTCGAACGTCTCCATCGTGTTTCCCGGGATCGTCCGGGTCTCGGCGTAGACGAGGTCGGCCTGGCCGGCCCCGGCCCCGTCGGTGAACTGGTAGTTCGTTACCTTGCTGGCCGTGTTGGCGATCGTGCCCAGTTCCTGCGTGTCGGTCCTGGTGAACAGGAACACCGTCCGCAGCGTGCCGGTCAGCTCGTCGCTCAGGCTTTCAGCCATCGAACACCCCCATCACGATGGCCTTGGCGAGCGTGGCGGGCTTGACGCCCAGCCGGAACGCGGCCAGCTCGAGGGCGGCGCGCGACTGCGGGTCGGGCTTGCGGCTCGTCAGCTTGCCCCACGTCGCCTGGCTGGGGCTGAACAGCTTGGCGAACGACGTCGAGTCGCCGGGGGCCGCGATGGCCTCCCGGCGTCCGCCGCTGTATCGGAAATGAGCGTCTGCGATCACGTCAGCCTCCGCCCCGTCACGCTACGACGGGCGGCGGCCAACTCGCAGGGGCTATGGTGCCTCGACCTCGGCCAGACACGCGGCGTAGCCGGCCAGGTCCACGGGTCCGTCCGCGGTCTTGCTTGGCCCCATGTAGCGGGCGACCTTGTCCAGCGTCATGATCACGGCCCAGTCGGCCTCGGTCAGCGGACGTTTCAGCACCTCGGCGAATGCAGCGTTGATCATGCCGACCGTCCTGGCGAAATGCTTTTTCGGTCCGCCGTACTTCGGCCGGCGGTCGCGGATCACCTCGATGGCCGTCAGCAGCAGCCGCTCCGCGGGCGGCGCGTCCTCGTCGGCCGGCGCGGCCATGATGCTATCGCCCCTGAACCGCGGGGCTGCCTGCTCGGCCTTTAGCGCGGCCTCGCCTCGCAGGATCCAGTCGACCGGAATGCTGGCCGGCTCGTCGACGATTGCCTGAGGGTGGCATTGGCCGCCGTCGCAGCACTCCTCCCGGCCCGACAGCCGATCTTCCACGGCCCGGCGGAGGGCGGCGTTTTCCTGTTCCAGCGTGTCGATCGTGGCGGCCATCTCTTTTCGGTCCTCCATCAAGTGGTGACAGTCGGCGGCCAACGCCCCGGCGGTGCCGGTCCACTGGCCCATAAAACGGTTTTTGCGGCGGCGGATCTCGGCCAGGTGGCCGTCGTCCAGGATCATGAGGCGGCCCGCTTCAAGTCGCGGTCACAGAACAACGGTTTGGCGTCGGTGACCTCGCGGCGCTCGTGGTCCACCACAACGAACGCCTGGCAGGGCGGCTCGTAGCTCGCCTTGATTCGCGTGGCGTAGGCGGAGTGGCCGATAAGGCTTCCGTTGGAGACGTAGCGGCCGGCCCGCAGCCATGAGAACTGGTGCCAGTGGCCGAACACCGTCAGGTCGGCCCGGTCGATCCGATCCCAAGCGGCGATCGCCTTGTTCGTCGGGATCGTGATGCCCCCCACGCCGCCGCCATAGGAGACGGCGTGGCCATGGTGGAACCGCACGCGAAACCCGTCCAGTTCGACCACGTTTAGGTAGCCCTCGCCCACCTGCCAGCGCACGTTTTTCTTGGTCTCCTGGCCGGCCATCGTCAGATACATGTGTTGCTCGAACGAGTGGTCTAGCTCCGTCCCGATCCGCAGCTTTTCGGTTGACCGGCCGTGGTTGCCGCTGTTGGTGGCCACGACCACCTCGGGCGTCATGTCGGCCACCATGTCGAGGAAGCCGCGGATCCGCTCGCCGGCCCACCGGATCGCCGACAGCGGCGGCAGTTGGGCCATCTCAGCGGTGTCAGGGTGGATATGGCCACTCAGGAAGTCGCCGCCCAACCAGACGACCACCCGCGGCACCTTGACCAGCTGCCGCTGGTGCTCGAGCAGGACGGCGAACCGCTCCGACAACTCGGCAATCCGCCGGTCGGCCACGTCTAGGTCGTAATCGTTCAGGCCGTTGACCGTGGCCGGGTCCACCCGTTCTTCAACGTGCCAGTCCGACAGGGCCACGATCACCGTAGCCGATCCCTTGACACTTTTGGTCAGGCGGCCGGGCTTGGCGGGCTTGGCCTTGATGCCGGCCATGCCGGCGATGGCGTCCGCCCGCTCTCGCTCGCGGTCGATCTGGGCCAGCGCCGCCTTATAGCGTCCCTTCAGGCTGGCCACCTCGCTGCGGAGGCGGGCGATCTCGGCATCGGCCGCCAGGCGGTCGACGCTGGCCAGCTCGTCCCCGACCTGGTCGATCAGTTTTTTGTCTGCAGCCATGCCTCGACTCCTCGATGGCCGATGTCGATCCCGCGGGCCTTCAGGCTTTTGGACAAAGCAAACGCCAGCCCGGTGCGCGTTGCCTTGGGCATCGCCCCGGCCTCAAACGCCGCCTTGACCTGCCGCAGCTCGTCCAGCAGGTCGGGCGGCAGCTTTAGGTGCCAGGGCGTGGTTCCCTTCTTGGGGAGGTTGGCCAGCACATCGTCCATCAGCGGGGCACGCTTTGCCATCAGTCCTCCTCGTCTTCAGGCCGGCGGAAGCGTTCCGCATCCAGCACGGCGGTCAGGGTTTCAGAAAACTCCTCCACGCTTGACTCCAAGAGATCTGGCCACCGGGCGTGGATCAGTTCGTGGAGCAGCGTGTCGAGGAGGTCCGTTCCGGCCAAGGTGTGGTGAATGCGGATCGTCCGGTTCGTGTAGTCGCACTCGCCGTACTTGCCTCGCAGCCTGGCCCGCACGATCTTCCACCGCTGGTCGGCGATGTAGACGGTGCGAGTCCTGCGAGCCCGTGCCATCGTGGCCTCCTCTGCTCTGATTCTGCCGCGGCCCGCGTGGCGTCCAACGCCAGTTTCGCCCGCATTTTGGGCCGGTTGGACCAGATTTCGGAGGGGGTGCGGGCTCAGGGTATCGAAAACTGAATGCTGAAAAGGCCAGCTGGCACGTTCCGAAAAACCATGTCATCCGCAGGATCGCATGGATTGCCGCCAAAGCGGTCTGCGTTGGCGGCCAAGTAGAGAGAACTCAAGGTTGCGCCTTGCATGGCGCTGTAGGCCTGAAAGACGTCCCCTGCGCTTAAGGTTTCGCATCCGGCCACTGACAGCGGGATTGTGACCCTTTGGTGCTCGACTTGCGAGCGATACCAAACGCGGTTGCATGAGGTGAGGTTTATTCTGCGGGCTGAAAACTTAAACCACCAGTTGAAGTGTATCTCGATGACCGCGCCTAAGTTATGGATCTGTTGCTCTGGACGAAAGCCTGGCGTGGCAAACGGCCGGTCATAACCATCAGGAATGCCGCCCGGCTGTTCGCCGATTTCGTAGGTGTGCCGCTCAAGCTCAAGTCGAGTTGGAGTGAGACTGGAAAACGCATCAAGAGACATTCCGCTTTCGCCGGGCAATGGCAAATACTTGTTTACGAGTGGCAAACTGCTTGGCAAATCAGTGCCGCATCGCGTATTGCGTTGGCCGCCAGGAACTACTTTGAACCCTGGTAGTCCACCACTGTCAGTGAGTTTTCTGGTGAACGCAAAAGCGTGGCACATTGCCTGAATGTCGACGTCGCACGGATAAGTACCAATAGTAGATAAGCTTTGAACGCTTGAAATGGTCACCGCGGGAAACTGTTTAAATCCCGAAGCATACATGCGCGGCAATAAGTTGCGGCCTGCGCATGAAGGCAAAAAGTCGATTGTCTGTCCACCGACAAACCAATAGAAGTTTGGCTGAAAATAAAACCCCAACAAGCCGTCAAAAGGACTTGGAAAAGCAAAGCCAATGTTGTCAATCTCTGACTGACGCCCACCGCTTTGCGGCGTTGGAGGAAAAGTCAGCGTGAACTGTTGCCGCGCTCCGTTCTGCGATAACTCATGCCCGGCGTGAATAATGGCATCTTCGTGCCAATGCGGACCATCGACGGCGTAGGTGTCGACATAATGCTGCGACGGTCTTCCTGCCACGCTGTCTTCTAGAACTGGTTCGTGGAGGTCTGGCCGGTCGCCTTTGTGGCCGCCGTAGTATGCAAACCGATTGAGATTGGGGCCAGTTGCGCCAGTCGGCAAAAACACATTTGTCCTGCCGTTGCCGTGGACCGTGCATTGGTGCAGACTGCAGGAAATCGGCGTGCTTGAAAAGTTGACCGGGGGTGAGTTGTGGTATCCGTCTAGCCCCCTGGCCGCGTCAAACTCAAGCGTAACGCCGTGACGAAATGCCGAAACGGGAGAATCATTGCTGCCGGTTTCCAGCGGATGGCCCAACAGGTCTTCGGCAGTCACAACAAACGGCAAAGTTGTCTCGTATCCATTGTCTGGTCTGAGACCTACCTGAAAATCCCAGCCGACTTGTATTCCGACAAATACCTGTTGAGTTTCGGAAAGCATTTGGCCGACAGGGTCATAGACAAGAACTGCGGCCAGAGCTTGTCTTTTGTTTTTTAGCGGTTCATGACCCGCCATTGGTTCTAGCCCATGCAACTCAACCGCAGTCTGTTCCCCTTGTCCGATCCGCACTCTGAGCGGACCACCGACAAAACCTTCGTTGCGACCTTCAGACCATTCAAAGCCTCGCAAATACCATGCACCCCTGAGAAACACCGGCCGTTCTGCCTCTATGTAGTTTCCTGGTTCTACGAGCGTAGGCGTTGCCTTAACCTCCTCCTCAGTAATCGTCAGGGGCCATGCCACGCGGCCGACGCCGACGCCGCCGAATCGGCCGTATGTGTCGACCGGGTAGCCGATGGTTGGCGGTGCATCCATTTCGACCCAGACACCGCGCGTCAGGTCGTCGTTTGCTAGTGCGTAGATCCGCACTGCGCCGTCTTTGTAGGAAACGCTGCGGTTGTTAAATAGATCTGAAAAACCCCAGCCTTCCGTCCTTACAATCAAGCCCAGCGATCCCGGCCAACACAAATCGCTTTCGACAAGTGCTTCATATGGCCCGGTTGGACTGGCCATGTCTTGAACAACGCCGGTCGGGCCAGTTGGCCCGGTTGCGCCAATGACTCGCGCCTGACGCCACGGCTCACGGCCCACAAACTGGCTAATCGGTTCCTGGGCGTAGTAGCTATGCGGCGAGCAATCGCCAGAATGCGTCACAGCCTCACCACCGCGTAATAGACTTGCTCGAGCGTGTCATCAAGTTCAACCGGTGTCTCGATGCCTTCTGCGGTTTGTTGTTCTTCACTGAAAGGCTTGATGTTTGTCCACAGCAATAGTTCGCCAGGGCCGCAGTCGCTGTCCTCGGCCACTCCGAGAAGGTTAATGGACGTGTCACTTTCGTAACGGAGGACAGGTAGACGCACCCGCGGCAAAAAGCCGCCAGGATTTTTTCGCACCATTGCTAGACACGTCCCGTGCGTGCAAATGAGAGACCCTGTGCCCGTCATCGACTCGCCACGGCCGCCGCAAAGGACCGCAAATGAGAGAGTAGCAGTCAGCCTCCGATCCACAAACGCGACAGGCGAGGCCAGCTGTGCATATGTGTATCCCGGGGTAATGGGCGGTGTTGCGCCAAGTTGGGGATCTCGAAATGGCAACGGTGAAACAAGGGCAGGAATATCTCCGCCTCTTACTACCATTCCGAAACGGTGATTTGTTTCCGAAAAACCTTCTAATCGGACGGTCCGATAAAGCCGGTCTGGCATCTTCAGCGCTGCCGCGGCCTCAAACCCAACGCGACCTGACAGCACTACGTCCGCCGCGTCTTGGGCGCGGTTCCACGCCCGGGCTGAGAAAGCGGTTGATATGTTTTGGCCTGGCTTAACCCGGCCGTCAGCGCGGGCCATCAGTCCACTCCGATCCCAAGATCAGCAAAAGGTTGTCTGCGGTACACTTTGTTGACGTAGACAAACTTCGGCTTTTTCAAAAGCGTGTTGCTTTCGACAGCGTCTTCATATCGAACCCACAGGTAGTCGTGCCCGTCCTTTTTAATGTTTTCAATCTCGCCGATCGTAATCGCTGGAAACGTCTTTTCCGGCCCCTGATTTGCAGCCGCGACAAACTTGTACGACAGCGACCACGGCCCGTCGCCCTTGTCCTCGTCCCACTGCTGCGAGCCGCTCGCGCCCAGGAACAGCACCTCGCCCGCAGCAAACCCGCGAAAATCGGCGTCGTTCACCGTGCCGGTCAACGTGGACACTTTCTTGATGTATGCCGTCGTGACGTACTGCGCCGGAACATCGTAGGTTTCGGTCCACGTCAACTGCGGGACCACAATGTCGACTCCCTGCACGCTGTCGCCATCGACTCCGATAGCGCCCCGCATGTTTGGGGCGGCTGGCGAGCCCTCGACTGAGTCATCGTGGAACCGATCCTCTCCCTCCGGAAATCCGTCGCTGGGGATCGACTGCGTGATGTGCTGGGTCGCCCCGCCCGTGTCGAACGACCTCGACCGCTTTAGCGGGTCTTGTTGCTGATCGTCCTCGCCACCGTCGCTGACATAGGACACCTCGAGCTGCCAGGCCTTGTCGCCCAGGTACTCGAGCGAATAGCTTTCGGCGTGGAGTTTGTTTTGCGGCTGCCCCGGATACTGCCAGAACATGTAGCTCTGCCAGAGCGTGGTGTTGACGTCGCCGTGGACGGCGACGTCGTCGTTCGTGCCGAAGATCTTCCAGCTCTTGCGGTAGGTCGACTGGGCCTTGCGGCCCAGCCGGTGGATCGTGGCCCCGCGGCTGGAGTTGTCTTCGACCCAGGTGTATGCAGGCATGGTGTTAGTCGGCGACGAGGCCGGCCATAGGGTCGCGGGTGTTCTGTTCGATCTGTGTCAACTTGTCGAGTTGCTTCTGAGCCAGGTTCTGGCCGAACCCCAGCTGGCCCAGCGCGGCCCCGCTGAACGTGCCGACCACGTCGGCCTGGGTGACGCCGGCACCGGAAACGTCCAGCGGAACTCCAGCCGTCCCCGATTGTTCAGCCACAGCTGCCGCCTCCGTGGCAAACTGTGCCGCCAAATCGGCAACCCTTGCCTCGGCGGCCTGCGTGGCAACCCTTCTGGCGTCCGCACGCTGAGAGTTTGCGTCTAGACGGCCCGCCATGGTGGCCCCAGCTGCAGCGTTGTTGGCCTGGATATTGCCGGCAGCGTCTTCGCGGATTCCCCGCCGAACCTCACTGGCGGCGGCGTTTCGGCCCTCAACGCCCGTCCTTGAGATGGCCCGCTCTTGGGCACGGGCGGCCATTTGGCTATCGACCTTGCGGTTTTCTGCTGCCAGGTCGTATCCCTTGACAATAAACGACTGAACCCAGTTCCATGACTTCTGGACCGCGGCCACCATGGCATCAAACGCCGCCATCACGCCGTTGACGATGCTGTCGACCACCCCCATGATCACTGCCTCGACGGTCACCAACGCCTGATCGATGTTGCTGTTCATCGTCTCCCAAATGTTCATCACATTCGTGGCCAAATAGGTGAACGTGTTTTGCAGGTCAGCCACGAACGGGTCGACGTAGCTCATTAGGGCTTCGACGCCGCGGAGCCAGCCGGCAGTCAAGCCGGCCCACAGCATGTCCATTGCCCCGGATAGGTTGCCCGCCGTGAGCGCGTCCGAAATGCCTTGAATCGTGGTGCTGGCGGTCTGTCCCAAATCGTCAAACACGACGGCTGCGTCTTGGACGGCCGCACGCAAGGGACCGGCGATCGTGTTGGC